AGCGCGACCTCGAACACGTTGCCCGCCGCATCCCGGTAGACCGGGCGGCCACTTTCCGACACAAGCGTCGGATCGCGTTGCGCGCCAAGCGGGCGGCGCAGGAAATTGAGGGCGTTCAGGTCCACAGCGGCTTACCCGTGAATATCGCCCGACAGGCGCAGCGCCACGGTGTCCGCCGTTGACGCCACGGCCCGGATCGTGTCGCCCCGGCCCAGCGTGTGACCCACAAGGAATTGCAGGCCCTTGGTTTCGCCATCGGCCAGCGAAAGCGCCTCGTAGACCTTGTTTGCGTCGGTCGCCGTGCCGCCGCTCGCCACGATGTGAATATCCACGGTTTCAGCGCCGCCAGAACCGTTGAACGCGGTCGCCGCCGTGATCGTGGTATATACGTTGTCGCTGGTGTAGATCGTGGCCAGCGCATCGCTTGGCTGGCCTGCATAAAGGCTGCGTCTGCTCATGCGGGATACTCCGTCAGATCAATGCAATGAGGGGCTTCGGAATAGACCGCTGGGGGCGCGTCCGTGTCCGTGGTGGTGTAGTCCGCCAATGGCGCATCATCGGCCTGTGTGGCGTAGCTGGCGGGCGCTGCGGGCGTGCTGGCCTCGGTCGCGGCGATGTAGCTGGCAAACGTGGCCGACTCCGACGACACAGCCGCCGCCGTGGTGTCCGTGGCGCGGGCCAGATCGTCCAGCCAGCGCAGAAACTCCGCCGATGGCGTGACACGCCCCCGCTCGTCGGCAAGCCCCAGAAGCGCGCGCGGGCGGAATGATGGAAGGTCAGCCATAGGTCACGCTCACCCCGATAAGATCACGCTGCACCGGGTCGGTAATCCGAAGGCGCATCGCACCTTGCCGGAACTGCCCCAGCGCGTGCCACACCGCGCGACGCTTGTAGGCACCAAGGCTGCCCAGATCGCGCCACCGCTCCAAGCCCCACAATTCACCGTCGCGCGTGGTTTGCAGCATCACCTGCGGATCGCGGCCCAGATCGACGCGCCCGCCCGCGAAATCGGCGTGGATCCTGGTCACGCGAAAGCGGTCGCCCTTGTTCGTGGTCAACGGGCTTTCGACCTCGTTCAGCAGATCGCCGCCGAAGTCGGTGTATGTCGCCTCGCTGGCCGTTGCGACCTGGCCGCCCGCGCAGCCGAAGAACCACTCGCCGCCGACCTGGATCGCGTTGCGCGCCTGCCATGGGCCATAGGACAGCCCCGCCGACCGCTCGTGCCACAGCCCGGTAGAAATGTCGTAGACCAGCGTTGTCCCGGTTGCGCGGGTCAGGGCGTAGAACTCGTGCCCCCGCTCGGAAAACGTGAACCCGCCGGTGATCGTGCTGCGTGCAATCTCGTCGCTGATCTCCGGCGTGCTGATCCATTCCGGCTGGCTGCCGAAGCTGCGCGCCACCTTGCCATCGGGGCGCACCCAGAACACCGCGTTGTCGGCCTTGGCAATCGTGCCGCCCAGCAGACAACCGTGCTCGACCAGCGCGCCCTTGTTCGGCAGGATCGGAAAATCGGCCGCGCCCGCGTTGTAGAACGGCTGCACAGTGCGCGTGCCGAACAGCCACAATTCGTTGTGGTCCGTGATCGCGCCCACCAGCGGATCAGCCGCCGATTCCGCAAAGGCGAAGTCCAGCCCTCCAAATGTGGTCGGATCGTCCAGCCCGGAAATCGTGAACCCGTCCGCGCGCCCGCCCGCCGTGCCGATCAGGATGAAATATCCGTCCAGATACGCGATGCCGACCGGATCGGTCAGCGCGCCGGTGTCCGGGCTGGTGACGCTCGTGCCGTCAAAGACGAAATACCGCCCAGCTGCGACGATGCCGATGTAACGCGCGTCCGAGACCATTTGCGTCGGCCCGTCCGCGATGCCGCCTACCGCTGTCGCCGTGCTGCCGATGATGCGATACAACTGCCCGCCAGCCGCCACATAAAGCGCGCCGCCGAATTCGACCATGGCCCGCACCTCGGCGTAAAGCTCCACCCGCGCCGTCAGCCCGCCACGCGCCAGCAGAACCGCCGGGGACAGGCCAGACGCGGGCCTGGCGAAGTAATTCACCAGCCGTTCGCCGGAATAGGCGTCAGAGCCGGGCCGGGATTGCGTGGCTATCGGGGTGTAGGTCATGGGCTGGTGATGGCCGGAAGGTTGCCCTCGCGGTCCTCACGGCTTGGCGGGCGCAGGACTGCGGCGGGAACGGTAAGCGCCGGAACCGTCGCATAAGCGGCCTGCAACGTGCGAAACCAGTCGTCGGCGTCGAATTGCTGCGGGGTCTGGAAGTCAGGCGAAAGCCTGCTTGCCAGCACGTAAACCGTGCCCTCGATGAATTGCGCATCAAGGGGAAAATCGTCGGTCAGGTCCAGATCAGTGTGCTCAACATCCACGCTGCGCGCCTTCCAGCCGTGCAGCATTGCGTTGAACGTGAATAGCCCGTCCTCGGCATAATCCGCTGGCATGTTTTCGCCGGTCGAGACGATGCCGATCTTGCGATACGCGGCGCGCACAATGTCTTGAACCGTGGCCATGTCTGCACCTCATGCAAAAGGCGGGGCCGTCAAGCCCCGCCGGTTGGTGTCAGGATCAGCCCCAGAGGCGACAAGCCAGATCAGGGTAGATTGCCTGGCGGCCATAGAGCATGTCGATGCGGATGATATCCTCATCGCTGTCAATGTCGTAATCCTTCACGACGCGGACGCTCAGGCCGTTGTGGCTTTCACGGGCCTTGAACGCGGCACCGTCCGGCATTTCCAGCGGGACAGTCACCAGCGCAAAGGCGTTCTTGTGGAATCCCAGGTTCTGCGGGTAGGCCGTCGATGCCGTGCCCAGAACGGTGATTGCCGCATCGTCCGCCGGTGCCGCGCTGACCGTCTGATACGGCCCCGAGGTGATGATGGCGGGCGAGATCGTCAGCGTGGCCGGGCCAGTCGATGCACCCGAATCCGCATCGGCCAGAACGGTGAACTGTTGCAGGTAGGGCATGACCGTCTTGCCGGTGGTGCCTTCGCCCGGAACCGGGTTCACGGCATAGACGCCAGCAATCGTGATCACGTCGCCCGCCTTGACAACGCCAGTGGTCGAGTTGGTCCAGCCATTCGTGACCAGCGTTTGCGAGTTGGCCCCGCTTGCGTTGGCGTAGGTCACGTTCTGGTTTGCACCATTGACCAGTGGCGTCCCGCCATGCGCGCCCACAGCGTGATTTCGCACGTTCTGGCTGGCATAGGTGTCGAACATCGCCACTTCGCCTACCAGCGCCTTTTCGTATGCGCTCTTGCCCTTCGATCCGACCGAATCCAGCGTCAACTGGTTGCCAGTCAGGGCGTAACGCGCCGCCGGGGTCATCACCATCGAACGGTTGTCGCTGCCGACCGCCATTTCGTCCAGGCGCTGCGCCGCTGCCGCAACAGCCGCGTAGTTGGCCGGGGTGGTGCCGGGGGTGCCGACGCTGTTCCAGACCTTCGTGTAAAGGCTGTGCAGCGAACTATCGACGGTGTTGGCCAGCGTGATCATGGCAGGCTTGATGTAACGCTCGGAATACTCTTCGACCGAAAGCGTCAGATCCTGCGTCGAGAACTTCCACGACACATGCTTGCGCTGGTCCACCGTGATCGTGGTGGACTTTTCTTCGACATCCTGATTCACGCGGGTCGCGCCATCCGCCGTGTAGAACTTCACGGGCTTGCGGATCGACACGGTGTCGCCAACGCCGCCTGTGAACTCCTTGCGGTATTCCCGGTGCACGCGGTTTGCCATGACCAGGTTGTTTTCCAACTGCATCAGCGCCTCTTTGGCGATGACGCTGGGGGTGATGATCGTGTTTGCCATTTCTCAGGCTCCTTAAATTTCGCCGCGCGACCGGGCCGCCTTGTATTCGGCCATGGTCATTTTTGCCGGGTCTTTCCGTGGCGTTGCCTTGGGCTTCACCGGCGCAATGGGGTCGGGGGCTTGTGTTGATGTGCGGGGTTTGGGGCCTGACAGGCGGGCTTCGATCCGGGCCAACTCCATCGCCGCGTAAATGGGCGGTAGCTGACTGATCCGGGCGGCCTCTGCCGTGTTCATGCCAAGGTGATAGGCGACGTCCGCGCCGCTATCCATGCTTTGAATGATCCGCCCCATTTCGGGCGTGATCGGCACGTTGGGCGAAAGGGCGACCTGTTCGAAGTCGGCGTAGCGAGTCTTGGCCTCTGCGGTCTGGGCCGCCCACTGCTGGGCTACCTCCGCGCTTTGGCGTTGCTCGATCTGCTCGATCTTCTGCTGGTGCGCCTCTTGCTCCTTCCTGATCCGGGCGGCTTCCCGCCCGTCAAGCTGCTGCATGGCGTAGTAGCCGGACAGTGCGGCCTGATAATCTTCGTAGGTCTGAAAGTCGTCCTGCTTGGGCGGCTTCGCAGATTTTGCCATCTGCTCGAACTCTTGCAGACGGGCTTGGGCCTTGGCCAATTCCGCGCGGGCTTCTTCGGCTTCACGAAAAGCGCGCTCCATCGCTTCCTTGCGCTTCTGGTGGCGCGACTTCTTTTCCGTCGCCTCGGGGCTGTCGTCGTCCCGCTCGCCGCCTTCCGGGGCTGGCGCGGTGTCGTCGCCTGCCGTCTGTCCCTCGGCCTGCGCTTCCGTGTCTGGCGTCTGATCCTCAACAACGGCTTCTTCGGTCGCCTCCTGCGGGGCAACTCCGGTTTCGTCGGTCATGTCGGTCCTCTGTGGTTATTGCCCGGTAAAGGGCGGTTGAACGGCGGCCATCCGTGGGCCTGCCAGTAGCAACTGTGCGACTTGGCGCTGCACCTCTTGCTGCACCATCGCATTGAGCGCGCCGGACTTTTCCAAGACCTGTAGGCGCTGCTCCTCGACCTCGAACATGGCTTTCTGCGCGTCGGCCTCGGCTTCTTCGGTTTCAGCCGCCGCCTTGCGCATGTCGATCTGTTGCGCCATCTGCTGAATCTGCGCCATCTGCTGCTGCTCTTGCATCTGCGCCTGCATGGCCTGCTGTTCCTCGGGCGACAGGCTGTCCATGTCGCGCACACCGGGCGGCAGCGTCTTGGCCAGCCGGTCGGCAATGCGCTCCGCGTCGGGCCAGTCCATCGCCTTCGCAATCAGATCGCCTATGACCTGCGCCGCGCCCGGAACAACGCGGATGAACTCCATCATCCCCTCGGCGGTTTCCTGACGCCGCGTCGAGTAATTCGGCCCGACCGAAACGCGCACCTCGTAGGTGCCTATCGACAGGTCGTTGACCGGAACATACTGCCCCTCTTGAATCGTCTGGTCGTTGATCGTGACGTCACTGGTGGTGCCGTCATCGCCCAGAATCTTGACCACGCGGCGCGTGTCGTAGATGCGCGGGATCATGGATACCAAGGCGCGCCCACATGCCGCAATGGCGGCGGCCATGTTGTCGGAATAGATCGACGTAGAAACATCGCTTTCCATCTGCCGCTGGCGGATCGCCACGCCGCTTGTCTCGTTGGACTGGTTGCCAAGCGCCGCGTCGTAAACGCCGGTGGTGGCCTTCATGTCCTCGGCGGCCTGCATCGACTCGCTGGTGAGGCCCTGCGATGCAACGGGCGGTGTCTGCCGTTGTGGCGGGCCAGGTGCCTTTTCGTCGGGATTGTAGGGCAAATAGCTGTAATTGGCGCTGTTCGCGTTCTGCCAGAACGATTCCAGCCCCTGAAACTGTTTCAGCGTGCCGACATAGGGCGCTTTGGGTTGCAGCGTCACGACTTCCGCCGATGCGCTTCGCATGAAGTTGTAAAGCTGTTGCGGGTCTTTGGCGAACCGGATCACGCTGGACCGATACACCTCCTCGCCAACGTGCCATTCCTCGCCAGTGACGGCAAAGACAGGGATGTATTTGCACGGCACCTCTTGCGGGCCTTCCAGAACATCGGTGCCGCTGATCTTTGCCCACATGATGCGGTCGGTCTTGACCCTG